TACCAAACTCTATGTTCTTCATCTTGTTTTTCTAAACTTCTTTGTAATGATTCTAAAGTACGTTTGGACATATCTAATACCAGTAAAACATTATCAGCCTCTCCCCCTTTGGCTGCGTGTATAGTAGATAACTTCACTCTTGGTTTACTGCTTAAGGGTTCTTTTCTTTCTAACATCTTTCTTATGTATAAGCTGTCATCTAGATCTAATTGTAATAGTTCATACCACCTTAGATCTTTGTCTATCTCTTCTATAGTTTTGTACTCTGTATACTCTAGAATATCTCTGATCTCTGCTTCGTTTAGTTCTTCGCCTTTTACATATCGTGTCCAATTGATTATAGTCCTGTATAATTTTTCAGAAAAACTTTTCTTATTTTTGTATTCATAATAAATACCCATGGCCTGTAAGTCTGGCATTAAATTAATTAATCTGTAATTTGTTCTAGCTAGTATCAACCAGTTGCCATCTTGCACTGGTATTTCTTGAAGTGAATAAGACTCAGGATATATGTTCCCTGTTTCCTTACGCGGTTGCCATGTTTTTAATATTCGTCTTTCATTAGGAATACGGTCTAGTATTTTATTGGCTATGGATTGTATGCTTTGTGGCACACGATAGGATTTTGGTAACACAATCTCTTTACCAGGTTCTTTTTGAAATCGTTCTACATCAGCTCCAGCCCAGCCGTAGATAGCTTGATCATCATCACCAGCTAAAACAATATGCTTTGATTTCTTTTTAAGCTCATCGTACATCTTCCATTGTATGGGCGATAAGTCCTGTGCTTCATCAATAAATACAACATCAAACGTTGGACAAAGATCGTCCGCACGATCGATAAATTTTTGTATCATGTCATTGAAGTCAACTAGTTTGAATGCTTCTTTTCTATTATCTAATTCTAATTTTAAAATCTTAACAATCTCAAAGTCTAGATCCTCAGAATACATATTGCTGTTGAACTCTTCTTCAATAGATATATTTTTTATCTTAGCTGCAGATATTAATTTAAAGTATTCACTATTAGAATCTACAAAGCCTGTGCTGTCTTCACCGTTTGAATATATAGATACTTCAATGCCAACTTCTCGACCAATGGCTGCGTAGTCTTCGTTCTGCATGACGTTGCTTTTTTTCATACCCAAAAGATTAAATGCGAAAGAGTGTAGTGTTTGAAAGTATGGAAGATCTTTATCTTCTAACTCTGGGTGCTTTTCTAACATTCTACCTTTTGCCTCTCCTGCAGCTTTCTTAGTAAAAGCAAAGTATCCTATTCGATGTAGTGGTACACC